TGTTTCTGTAAAAGATTGAGCGCGGCCTAATGGGGCCTTGACATCATGCTGACTAAGTAGTCGCACAGTCTTTGGTTCTGGAATCTCTATTGATCCGCGCTCAAATACTACTGGGCCAGCGGACGTGTTACCTGTTTCAGTTCCGAGAGGAACAATCTTCCCGCTGATTTGTCTAGTTTCGCTTGATGCTTGAACATCAGCAGCGAAGGCTGCATCGAAGGTAATCTTCAAGATGTCATCCCCTCATTTCCGTTAGGTGTTTGATCTGTCATTTCCATCGCTTGTTCTACTGTGATGAGTCCAAGTGAAAGCAGTTTTTCGATAACTAATAATTCTTGTAATGGGTCTTGACGTAGGAATGTGTCGTTGATCGCAAACTTGACCACATTGCCACGCGCTGTAATGTCATCCATAGATAAACGATCTTCAATAGCCGAAATAAATGGCTGTAAAGAGTACGAGACAAAATCTTTTCTAGAATCTAACAAATTGCTATATGTGTAACTGGAGTTCATGTCTGCTGAAACATATATTGCAGGAACATTGCACATTCTTGCAATTTCAGTAGCCATGAATTGTTTTGCTTCGTCATACATCATGTCTTTGGGTGAGAATGAAACTGGTGTGTAATCAAGAGTGCTTGTCAAATAAGCTGTTGAGCGATTTTGTCGAGCAGACTTCCATGCAGCTAATAATCCTTGAACTTCTTTAGGATCAAGGTCAGCCCCTGAGTTCTTGATGAAGCCACCTGGTTGTGGAGTTTGTGCCGCTATTGATGCTGCCTTGTCAATGTCAATAGCTGACTGAATTGTTCTGGCTCCGCGTGAAAGAATACCTTCATCAAGTGCTTGGAATGTAACTAAACTTCCCAAACCTTCCATTGGTACAGATGAGCCATCCACATAATAATTTGTGACATAGACATTATGAATATCTAAATCAAATGTTACGCGAGTATTAGCAATCCATTCAAACCTTGCTGGACGTCCATCATCTGCATATAATTCCGTAACGCGCCAATATGCTAAGCCATACATAAGCAATGAATCAACAGTCCAGCTAATAGTTACGGCGCGTGGTTGTGATTTAGATGGTTGTTCTAACCACAGCGGTGATCCAAGTTCTTCGCCTGTTGTTTTGCGATAAAGCTCTAAAGGAAGAGAAGCAATAGTTCCCGCAATTAGGTTGCGACATCTGGCAACAGTAGGAACTGACATTGCGGCATTGCGGTGAACATTGACAAATCCATAATTGTAAAGAGTTTGACTATCGCCCATAATCTGTGGGGCGTACTGAGCTAATATAGAAGATTTCGGTTCTGGCTTATTGCGCGAGAAAATACCCATGTAGACATCTTACCATACTTTGTCTAATTCTTGACAATTTAGGCACTTTGTGTCTAGGCAATAATTTGTGGCTTTGGAGCAGGGAGCATCAACTTCGAAACAACCATTGCAAGGCCAATAGGTGCTGAAATGTCACCTGCTGACTTTCGCTTAATGATTCGCCAGGCTGAGTCATTGACCTTTGCTGCACAATTATTGAATTGTGCTACAAGCTCTGCCTGTCCATTGTGCACCACGCGATGATTGACTAATCCCTCTAATAAGTCACCACATGCTTTGTAGAACTGCTGACCTGATACATCCTCACACATAACACCTGCCTGTAGAAGTCGGTCTGCAATCGTCTGTGTGGCGTATTTGTCAAAGCAGACTAAACGCGGCTTATAGATGTCGCACCAGGCTTTAATGCTGGCTGCCATCTTTAATTCATCGATTGCCATTTGAGAACTGTAGGTTTCTAGGATTCCAATACCGATTCGACCATCAGGCAAGATTTGACCTGCAACAAGTGATCCATTGCGCCTTGATGGGCTAACATCGAAAGCAAAGACTGTATATGCGCCCACAGACATCTCAAGTGTGTTATCTGAGGTTTCCTCAAGAACTCCATGAGGCCAGGGCGATTGCAATGAGTCAATCCATTGGCACAGCGTTTCTGTCCTCGTCTGCTCGATTGGGTTTGTTGCAATAGCTTCTTCAATCGATTCTTTTGTAATTATGTAACCAAGTGCAGGATTGCTAGGTGCAACAGCACTTTTCCAGAAGTGATCGCTAGTTATATCAATCTTGCAATACTGAGGTGCTGAGTATTCGTAATAACCAAAGGTTTCAGGCGGATAATCTTTAGCGCGTTCGACTAAGCCATTAAGTACGCTGCTAAAATGGTCACCAGCATTGCTTGTTAGGAATGTCTGAGCATTTGCTCTAGCTCTTGTTACTGGCACAGCTGCTTTATAGCCATCTTCTGAGATTTCGCGAATTTCATCGATCCATAAGAAGTCTGCTGTTCTTCCGCGTGGTGATGATGAGTTATCTGAAATGACATCGAGCGTTGCGCCATTGAGTAGCTCTATTCGTTCGCCACCATTGGCGTAACGGATTGCCTTTGTCATTGCTTTCAATTCCGGAGTTGATTCTATAATCCAGGCAATCTCACGAAACAACATCAATGAAGTTGCGCGGTTGGCTGACATGATGATGAGTTTCTTTTCGCCACCATAGAACATGCCCCAGATGATTCGGACTCTGCCTAGATGTGATTTTCCGTTTTGTCTTGAAATGATTAAGAGAGCGGTCTTGATCCGATATTGATTCTTCTTATTGACCATCAGCATCTGATTGAGGACGAACTTCTGATAGGGCATCAGTTCATCCATCTTTAGACGCTCAATCATTTCTAGAACTTCACCAGCTCTAGATTTGCCCTTTAAGAATGGGCTGTGAACCCTCGGTTCAGTTGCCCCTCGTAGCGGCTGGCTCGTTTTGGTTTTATTTGTCATTGATTCGGATTGGGTCGAATCTTAAACGGACTATCTTGCATCGGTTCGGACTGCATCGGAGAGATACGGGAAGAAAAGACAGGGGGGGTAGCCGCTTGTGCTAAAAAAACGCCCTCATCCTTCGATGATTTGCGTAAATTACAATCACGACACAACACTTGCAAGTTATCCATGTCATGAGTACCGCCATTTTTACGGCTAATGATGTGATCTATTTGCAAGTTCTCATCATTGCCACAGTATCTGCATTGCCTACCATCGCGAGCGAACACACGCTCTTTGTGGTTGCGATACTTACGGCTATTTAATTTGTCTAATGCCATCCCTTACGTTTCCAATGATCTAATGCTTTGCATGTGTTGGGTTGGATGCCTTCATGTGTCTTAGTGTATCCGTATCGATGGCCTATATAGCGTAAGCCCCAATCAATCTGTTGTAATGGATTAGCTTTACGTAACCACTCACTCTTACCTTGAGGTATTCCATAAACTCTCTGAGTACCTTCTAGATTACCTACTGCTTTCCAATTCCATGCTGATTCTTTGCCATATAGAACTGCTAAACATTTGTAGTTCTTTACTGTTAATTGTCCTTTAGCATATTGCTTAGATGTTATACGTGTAGTTGGATCGTTTGTCGCACTTGCTGCTGAACCTATGGAAAAGCATAGAGCTATCCCCAACACGATTGCTACCGAGCGAACTAACCGCTGAGCGGTTCGCTCTGAGCACCTGGTGTGCTCTAGCCCTCTGAGTGTAATGCCTGAGTCAAGTTTCTTAAGCATGGCTTCCTAACTAATCTCATTATATGGACAGTGATTTACATCACATTTACTTATCAGTCGAATAGAAGCCCTTTCCTTTGAATACTAAGTTAGGTGCAGAATAGATGCGATTGGCCTGTGCTCCACAATCTGTGCATCGAACTAAATCATGATCCATAGATAATTCAAGCTCCATTTGAGTATTGCAAATAGGGCAACGATATTCATACATTGGCATTATCGGCTTCTTCTTTCCCACAGGCTTTACACTCCCAATGCTTTACTTTCCAATTACCACAATCAGTACATCTGATCATGGACTTCTCCCAGTCAATATCTACTGGAATCTTTGTATAACCTGCTTTGCGTAATAACTGCACCAGATCGACTAATGACAACATACAGACGAACTCACCGACTGATGCTTCCCCTTGACCATTTAGTCTGAAACACGCAAACCCAAGCTTCCCTGACTTGTCTGTGCGTGCCTTGATCTGGCGTAGTGTCCCTTTAATGTCAAGTGAGTTACGAGCCTTAATCTCGATGTCGAACGGAACATTGAGAATGTCCTCGCCTTGACCACGACCGACACTAGCTGCGTGCCACCATTGCTGCAAGTACATGGCGACTATGCGT